ATTTTAAATCATTTCTTCTATATAATAGGCTTATAGAACGTAAGGAGAAAAAAAGTTATGGTTAGCAAGGAAAAATACCTAGAAATAGGACAAAGAATTAAAGAATTAAGGGAAGCAAGAAATATTGAACAAAGCGAATTGGCTAGTATGTTAGGCTATAAATCTCAAACCACGATTTCAAAATGGGAACGGGGCATCAATTTGCCCACTGGTAAGAAATTGATCGCTTTAGCAAAAGTATTTAATACTTCTACTAACGATATTTTGAGAATTGAAAAACCAACAGAACCCGAATTTACTTCATCCGACTTGCGCAAAATGGCAGAAAACGCAAAAACTTTTGATGGGAAACCGTTGAATGAAGATGATATTGAAGCCATTCAAAACATAATAGAAATATATCTAAATAGAAAATGAGCATTGAAGACATTTGCCAAAAATACGGCATCAAGATAGAATACTTTGATAAGAATCTATGGAATCGTAACGGCATCTATATTGACGAAATCAAAGTAGTATTCGTCAGCAAAGACCTTAGTCCAGATAAGCAAAAACAAGTAATTCTTCATGAACTGGGTCACGTAGACCATACTGAAAGAGAATACCAAAACGCGCTGATAAGGTGCGAGAATGAAGCCAATCGGAATATGATCCACCACTTACTAGCCGATGCGCTGGACGGCTTGGAAAGTCCGGAAGATTTTAATTATCTAAAATTCATGGAATACTACAACTTAAAAACCACTACTGACGAGGTAATGGTTAAGGAAGAATATCAAAGTTTACTTAAAAATTTTATTGGAGGTCAATATGAAATTTTGTCCTGAATGTGGAAATCCCGTAGAGGGCTACAAGTTCTGCCCAAATTGCGGTTTTTCCATCGCTAACCAACCACAAAACGAGCAAACAACACCCGCTAGTAAACCAGTGCAAACCAATCCAGCAAAAAGTAGGCGAACCGACAAAGTCGGGCCTCTTGAAATCGACCGAAACAATCGAACGTATCGGATCCATGGAGTTCAAAAAGCAAAAGGTTCATCAGGTCTGATTGGTGGAACTGCTAAAGTCGTTGGAAAAACTACCTTAGCGCTTGGGACAGGCGGTTTGTCTTTGATTCCGTCTTTAATTAAAAAAGACAAGAATGATACTGGATGGTACTCATTCGAGGATTTAGTCTCTTATGAATTAATCATCAACGATCAAGCGGTTGTTTCGGGTGGTGTTGGTCAAGCTTTGGTTGCAGGCGCTATGTTCGGACCTATTGGAGCAGTTGCAGGCGGTATCGTATCCAAACGAAAATCAACCTCTAAAATTTTAAACATGACTCTTCGTGTAACTTCAAATGACTTCAATAAACCAGTTGTATTCATTGACTTGATTAGAAAGCCAGTAAAGAACACTTCGAAAGAATACAAGGATGCAATCGAAAACGCTCAGCGAATAATGGGAGCGTTGGATGTAATCGTTCATAATTCGTAAATAAAAAATCCCCACGCTCTCAAAACTTTGGCGAGTCTGAGCGTGAGGTGGGATGTATAGAAAGACAGGCATTAAAAAGCCCTCTTTTCTATACCCATTTTATCAAGAAATGAGGGAAAAAGCAATGTGGATGGAAGAACTTCCAAATGGAAAGTATAAATTTTTTGAGCGTTACAGGGACCCGTACACTGAGAAATTAAAAAAAGTCTCAGTCACGATGGAAAAGAAAACTCCCCAGGCACGAAATCAAGCAGCATTACTTCTGCAAGAAAAGATAAAACAAAAACTGAATAAGAAACAAGTAGAGAGTATTACCTTCGAAGAGATTTATAAGCTTTTCTATAAAACATGGGAGCAAACAGTCAAAGAATCAACGAAACACAATTGTAAGTCAATTGATAAAAAGATGAAGGAAGTCATACCACCTGACACTTTATTGGCAAATTTGGACAGACGTTTTCTCCAAGAGGCTATCGATAAAGTAATCAAAAACAATGGGTATATAGCTGCTAAAAAAATCAGACACCGACTCAGAGGCATCTTCAAGTATGCCGTCCAATACTCCTACATCGAGAATAATGAAGTAGACTATACTACAATTCCTAAAAAACCGAAAACTTTAGAAGATCTAGAAAAAAAGCGTAACAACTTCCTTACCATGGATGAAATAAAAGCTCTAGTGAAAGTTCTAAACAGTCGAGAATATCACCAGAAATACGCAGATATGGTGATTGTTCTTGCTTTGACTGGTATGAGGTATGGAGAGTTATCCGCCTTGCAGCTAAAGAATATTGATTTCCAAAATAATAAAATCGAGATCACTGGTAATTTTGATTCTGTAAATAAAATAAAGACGCTGCCAAAAACTACAAACTCAATACGGACAATCAAAGCTTCTAAGACTGTCATGGAAGCAATTCAAAGACAAATAGCACGTCTCGGCGAACGTTTCAAGCCATTGACAAGTGATGATTATATTTTCTGTTTTGAAAAATGGAATCAACCTACAACAATAGCTTGTTTTATACAAATATTAAAAAAATATGGTAAAGAAGCTGGAATAGACAAAAATTTAACTAGCCATATTTTCAGACACTCCCATATTTCGTTTTTAGCAGAATCTGGACTTCCTATCAAATCGATTATGGACAGAGTTGGTCACTCAAACGCCAAAATAACTTTAGAAATTTATTCTCATACAACTCAAGACATGGAAGATAAACTGGTCAATAAATTAGATAGTATTTTTTAATTCTGCCCCTCGACTGCCCCTTTTATTATCAAAAGCAACAATAAACCCCTTGAAAACATTGATAATTCAAGGGGTTGTTTTATATTGTTATAATTCATCTGCTTTTAAAAACACCATTACATATCTTTACATCAAGTTCCTATATCTTATAAAATCGCTATATTTTAAGCATTAAAATAATTGTTTTTACATCGTTTTACAGAAGTTTACGACATTTTTGCCCCTTTTTTGCCCCTTTAAAATAAAAAACACTAGTTGGGGCTAGTGTTTTTGAAAGCGGTAGATATACGATTATCTACCTATATTATACCACATTTTATTTCAGACAAACAAAAAAACCGCCAGCAAACGCCAGCGGTCAAGTGTAATTAAATTTTTGTTCTTTCTATTTTATTTAGTAGTGATAAGTCCGTCAGGTTCTACTGTGAACTCAGGCTTATCAGCAAGCGTACCGTCTGGAAGTAGTAAATACCAGCCATCATTGTACTTAACGAAACAATCTGATTTCATGTCGCCATTGATTGCATCGAGGTAGTACCATTTGTCATAGTATTTAACCCAGCCTTTAACCATTGCCCCGTCTTTATCGAAGTAATACCATTTCTCAGCAATCTTCTTCCAGCCAGTAGCCATTTCCCCTGATTTATCGAAGTAGTACCAAGTGCCGTCAGGTCGTTTCTTCCACTTATCAGCAAGCATATAGCCTGAACCGTCAAAGTAGTACCAAGTTCCGTCAATTTGTTCAAACTGCTCTTTAGGATATGAACCGTCTGAACGTACATACCAGTAGCCTTTATCGTTATTCTGCCAGCCTTTTTTAATTTCAAGACCGTTTTCAATGTCATGCTTGAACTGTTCACGGCTGATACCCCAACTTGCTAAGTAAGGATATGGATCAACGTGGTCACTGAAATTATTAGGTTGATTGTTGGTACAGTATTCATGCGATTTAATGCCTTCTAAATCGTCTGAATCAAGAGTTTTTGGAAGTCCTGCTTCATCTGCTAGATTTCGTAGCAACTCGATATACAAACGATAGTCTTCCATGAATTCCTCTTTAGTTGAATGACTTTCAATCAACTCAACTGCTGCATAGGTTTCGTAGTTCCAGCCACCTCCAACGTCATAAGAGCCGTTGTTCACTGGTCCGACTTGCATCACTCTGCCATTACCCACGACATGAGAGAAGAAGCCAGATTCTACTGGTCTTCTCATGTGGTAGTCTGCTTCATTCTGTGCTGTTGAATTCTTATTTCCAGTTGAGTGAGCGTGAATTTGATGATAAGGAGCGTACCCAATCTGCGGAAGTCCTTCTCTATATCTGCTTGTATCAATATCCATTTATATATTCCTCCTTATGTTGTTGGCCAAGGGTCGTCTGTAATATAGCTTATATTAGAGACCCTGATGTCTCCTATATCTCTATCAGTTGGTACTGGGTCGTTGAATTGGAAACGTAAGTGATTTGCATCACCATAACCGCCTACATACCACGTTCCGTATGGGACACCGTCATCGTTGAAAATCTGACCAATTAGCGAACCAGACGTTCTATACCCTAAAGGTATACCACCGTTTGCTATAAGGAAACATTTCTTTTCACGGTTCCCTGGATGTGCGATGAATGCTGGGTTATCCCGTCTAACAATTCCGAACCAACCCCATTGTAGCCCGCCAAATTGATAAGATACGGTATCATTAACTCTTCGGACTTGCATATAAGAATTACCTAATTTAGACAGTACGTTTAGTTTTTTCCAACCTGTATCACCGTCTAACACAAACCAACCTTGGTTACCTGACGCTGTACGTTTAATCCATTTCAAAGCTCCGTTAGTTTTCTTAGTGTCAATATAGGTTTGACCTAGTGTACCTTCGACTTTACCATTTGGCATTCCCTCGCCTGTAAGTTCACTAGATGAGGTTGATGTAGATGGTGCATTTTGACTGGAAGCTGGTAAGATAATACTTCCACCACCGTCTGATAGTGTTACAATGTTTCCATTGATACTGATTCTCTGAGGAATACCCACGCCATCACGACCATTAGGTCCAGCGGGGCCAGTCTGTCCAATTGGTCCTTGTTCACCACGTTCGCCACGTTGTCCATCTTGTCCTCGTTCGCCTTGCAAACCTTGAGGGCCGATAGGTCCTTGAAGTCCGTCTGCCCCTCTTGGTCCAGTATCACCTTGTGGACCACGTTCGCCAGTTTCTCCCTTGTCCCCTTTAGGTCCAGGAGTTAGTGAGATATTGCGTAGTTCTTCTTTGGTAGCAAACTGGCTTGTGTCTACACTTGGCTTGTTTTCTAAAGCCACTACACGCTCTACAAGGGGCTTGTCATCATATACGGTATCTTTATCTGTCTTTGTCTTTAACGCTTCGACATCGGCTGAAATATGGTTGATTTCAGTACGTAGATTGCTATCGTCATAAGTACCACCTTGCTCTTTGATTTTGGCAAAGAGTTCGTCCAATTCTTGCTTGGTCACAACATCCTTGACGTTAACAACTCGACCAGTTTCACGTTCAATGAGTGGTGTTTTAACTGCTTTGTCAATTTCACTTACATGAACATTGAATAAGAAGCTATAAACATCTGCTGACTGCTCTACTTTCTCGAAGTAAATATAACCAATTACGGGTTCATCTGTCGTGATCAATGATGTATCAAATTGAACTGTAAATGAATTACCTTCGATTGCTGCTTCGACTTCTTGGTATCGCTTAGTACATTTGAAGTAGAACAAGCAGATAACCTTAGTAGCGGTCAATTCGTCAAGCGTAAATTTGAATTCAGCAATGCCTTTGTCTTTGCTATAAAATTCTTGATAGAGCCTATCCACATCTCGATTGTTGGGTGAAATGGTTAGTTTCTTTTCAATAACCTTCTTCAAGCGCTACCTCCTTTCTTTTAATAAAGAAAGAGAACCCAAAAGGGCTCTCGTTTTTTTAGTCTTCACTAGGCTCTGTATATGTTAGAGCTCGCTCACTGTCTGACAATCCAGCAGTTGTTGGGTCGTTAACGACACCAACCAATACAAGAAACGCAAACAAAACATTGATAAACACTAGAATTTTATCAACCGTGTCGCCAAACTCTAGTGAAAAATTGAAGATATTCGCAAATGCTTGCGCAAGTAGTGCTAAAGCTGGTACTAAAGCAAGCCAAAAGTTTTTATTTTTAAGTCGTACTGACCAATTAATTTTGTTCATTGTTTTTCCTCTTTGATTTCTAGTTCGAGAAATTTCTCAAACAATACTTTGACCGCACCGTTTCCGCCTAACTCGACGTAACTTTCATAAAGTTTAGAAAGTTCTTCGATTTCGTGCTGATCAGTGAAGCCACGTTTAATTGCTTTTTTTAAATTCTCTTGCAATCGAAAACGTTGTAATCTTTGCAATCCTTTGCCGATCAGTGTCAAGTTCTCGTTATTTTCTTTTCCGATTTTTGCAACCTCTGAAGTTGATTTCTCAAGGTCTTCGATTTTATCAGAAAGAGTTCCGATTTTCTTTTCAGTCTCTCTAGTGTTTTGTGTGCTTTTTAATGAGAAATAACTTGGGATAATCACGACAAGGATTGGAGTTAATTTGTCAATAAATGTTAGAAAGTCCAATCTAACCACCCTCTTTCTAAAACGGTTGGTTATTGAACAGGTTTGGTTTCTAGTTCAGATTTAGGTGCTTGCCATTTCCAAACTGCAAGGATTCCATTTTGTGATGGTGAACCTTCGAGCTGTTTGAGTGATTCGCCTTGGTAGATAAATTGTTGGTTAGTTTGAATAAGGATGCGTTTACCTTCCCCGTTAAGTTCAACGTGTTCAGGGTCTTCAATCGCAAACATAGAACCAGGGACGTAGCTTTCACCGTTTTTAACAAGAGGGAATAACTCAACGAGTTCCTTGTATGTAGTACCATAAGCGATTTTTTCACCCATGATAGAATCTTGAGCCATGACACGAACTACCTTATTAATTTTCTCAGTGATTTCAAGTAGTTGGTTCTGTTTGGTTTCAGTTTGAGTGAGCTTCTGTTCAGCTTGCTCGATTTTAGATTGAGCTTGAACGATTGCACTTCCTGGATCTAATTCAGATTTCACAATATCTAGAACTGCCTGAATAAGTACATCCTCTTGGTCTTGTGTACGGTCTCCAACAAGTTCGCGTTGATTTGTACTGTAACGGTTGCCATCTTGTAAGCGAATTTCTACAACTGTTGTAATTTTATCCCCAAAACCACGAATATAAGGTTTAGTTGCTAGTGTATAGTTGTTAATTGCCATTTATCATTTGTCCTTTCACTTGTTCAAATTTTGTTTTTAATTCTTCATCTGATTCGATGATTTTCTTGATTTGTTCGAGCTCCATGGCTGTTACTGTGTATAGAGCTTCTAGCGTAGCTGACTGAGTAGCTTCATTGCTGATTCGCTCACTTAATGATTTAATCGTCAGACTACTAATTTGCTTGTCTTGTTCGTTCATGTTGTTTTTTCTAACCTTTCAACTTTTTGATTTAATTCTTGAATAGCCTTAATGAGATAAGGTACGAGCTCAAATGTGCGATATGAATAAGCACCGTCTGGATTCTCATAGAACGCTTCTGGTGCGTATTTTTTAACATCTTGAGCCATGATACCACAAGAGATATCTTCGATTTTGTCATCGTATTCTTTGCGATAACTGTATGTTTTTAGTTTATCAACTACATCAAGCGCTGATACTTTGCTATCTTGGATATTTGTTTTGTATCTGCGGTCAGAGATTTCTTTATTAAGAGGAATCCAGTCCGTTTGTTCTTCATTGAATCCATAAAAATATAGATAACCGTTAGATTTGTTAATTTTTTTGAAAGCTGGAGAATAAATCCAATATCCACCTGTTTTGTCCTCATCATTGATATAGAAGATATTTCCGCCTACGCGCAAATTTCCATGAATGACAGGAGTTTTCCAGAAATGAGCAGTATTATTACAATTCATCTCGCCAGAGTTCGTAACATACCATGCGTTGTCTCCTGGTTTACCCCAGTCGTTCCCCCAGTTTACCCAAAGACACGTTTGGTTCACTCTCCAACCACCGTCTGACATCCCGACTCTAAAGCTGTTAGATCCAGTTAACCAGAAGGTCGTTTGGTCCTTATCGTGAGTACCGATTTGGAATCCTCCGATTTTACCTTTGTAACCTTCTAGCAAGGTTGCTGAGACTACTACTGACCGTAGCTTGTTGATGAAGGCAGTTTTAGCAGCAAGCGTATCTGTGAATACGTCACTAGCTACTAGCTTCTTCGCTAAAGCAGTATCAAATATCAGCTTGTCTGCTGCAATCGAATTCGAGCGAATGATGTCAGTGTTCAATGTTCCAATCTGTGCATCGCCCACAAATAAACGCTTGAAGTAGCCGTCAATAGCTGTGATTTCGTCTAGTAGTGTCTTCCCTTTGAGTCGAATTTTAGCAGCTTCAATCAGAATGTTATTGCTATTCAGATTGATTTGGGAAGCGATTGCTCCAGCATTAGTCAAGGTCTGTATTGCGTATGAATCAAAGAGTTGTGATACTCTCGTTTGAGTTACAATGTCTTGCGTTGAAGTATCATCTTTGAATTCTTGCGGAGGTGTTTCGCCACGGACTAAGGATACCTGCCCAATGGCTACTGTACCGTTCTTCATCAACCAAATTTCGAGAGGGAATTCTCTTGTTTTGGTTGTTGATTTTTGAACAGTCATCGTACCTGTGATAATTTGAGTGCCAGTTTTTGTAAAAGTAACGCTATCAGATGCAAGCCCACCGTCAGAGGCCCATAGCTCAATTCCTAGAGGTGCATCTGGTAATACATCCACCCAGACCTCCATGCGATAGCTAAGTTTCTCACCTTGACTAAAAGTAGATGTAGTAAGAGGTAATGCAAACCCATGATATACAGGTTGATATTTACCAACATTAGTAATTCTTAGCAACTTAGTGCCAGCTTGAACCTCGATAACATTCGCTTCTGCTTGCTTTTTAGCCCACTTACTGAAATTTGTTGGGTCGAATACAAGGTTATAACTACTTTCAGTGATTTTTTTAACTTCTGTCTGAAAGATTTGACTAGACATAACAAGCCTTGAAGCGTTATCTGCCACACCTTGCTCAGTCGTACCTAAAATCCTCTCATATAGCTGACTTGTCTCTTTTACACGCTGGAAATCGTTCTGGTCAACTTTACTATTTATTTGACTAGAAATCGTAGCAAAACGACCATCTGAGGTTTCTTTGTATTCAGCTAACTTTTGTGTAACTTGTGTCCGTGTTGCTTCTACGTTTCGATAAGCTTCGTCAAATTGGCTCGGCTTGTATGGCCCAGTATTTGACCCACGAACTAAGATAGGCTCTTTGAACTCAATCCAACCATTTTTAGCAAGGTAAATATAAAATGGATAGTTTTTATCTTCACCAAAAGCAAAATCTTCTTGAACTGTGAATGTTTTTTGGAACTCTTGCCACTCGTTCAAAGGTGGTCTATCCTTACCGATATCAGAAGCTAACAAAGTCTTGTTCAGACTGTGGTTTTTGATATTAAACGCAAAACTACTATCTGGATATTCTATAATGCGGTACTTAAAACCGAGCGTGTATGTTTCGCCATGATAGATTTTTTTGACATAAATAGGTAGTGAAAAACCAGACCAGTTATAGCCTGTAAGACCTTGTGCCTTGATTGTAAAAATACCATCACTAACTGATACGCTTGCGTTTGGGTTGTTGTTCCCGACAAGCGTATTAGTTTCCATAGTCATAGAATTGACAATCAAGTTGTTATCATCTGTAACATACTTACCGACTTCTGTTTGGAATTTTGGGTCGTTCATGACTAAACGTGAAGCGTTCCTAGAAATATCACTCTCTGAACTACCAAAAGTTCGTTCATAGAGTTGAGCTGTTTCTTTGACACGTTGGAAGTCTGTTTGATTGGCCTTACCAGCAATTTGACTAACAATATTAGCAAATCTTCCTTCCGTGTCTTGCTTGTATTCAGTAAGTTTATCTTCTTGCTGGTTTACTCTATTAGCCATTGAAGCGAATATGACTGAATTCTCACTAGCAATATGCTTAGCTTCATCTGCTAGTTCATATCCTGCTCTTACTTTGGCAAGTGCCTCTTCTGCTTTTTTCTTTGCCTCGTCAAATCCTTCTGGACTAAACTCGTGAAATCGTCTGTCTATTTCATCGGACAAGGCACGTTTGTTCTCTTCTGCTTTGGCTTTGGCGAGTTCTAATTGATCATTGAAGTCTTTCTTGATTTGGTCAACCTTGGCATCGAACCCTCTATCTGCTTCTTCAATTTGGTTTTGAAGTTGTTTCTCGAACTCGCTGAATTGCTTGATTTTTTTAGTAATCGTACCAGCGTATGAATACTGTGTATCATTTCCAGCTTTGCTATCAGCACTAATGCGACTTCGAAGTCCACCTTTAAAATTGAAAGATTGGCTCAAGACTGGAGCTTTGAACGTTTCTCCCTTATTGGTTTTGATTGTCACCCATTGACCAACATCAAGTAACAAATGCCCTTGAAAGTTCAAGCTAAATGGATAGTATCGGATATCCTTGATTTTGTGATAAAGGTTATCCAAAATCGATTGAGTCATAAACGGATTTTCAATCTCAAGCGAACGACCTGTACGAGTTCCGACAGTCAGTCCTTCTTTATCTTTCTTACAAGTGATACCAGCAATCTGATATTCAACTTCACTCCTTGTCAATCCGTGTAAGAAATAATTATCTGCGGTAATCACGATACCCGAGTCGGTTAACTCTTTGATTTCAAGTTTCCCTTCTCGATTAAAGAAACAAGACATTCCGAGCATTTGAGTAGCTAGACCCAATATATCTCTGAATGTCTTGTTTTTATCTTTAGGTTTCGTCTCAATTGCATAGTTCATGGATGTGATATCCATGTTTTCATTTGCCAATTCTACGCCAGTTTTTAGACAGATTTCTTTGACAACTTGTCTAATCTCCGCTGGGAATGTTAAATCTGTGACATACTCACGGTTTAATTTGAACATCCCGTCCATGAGATCTAGTGTAGTCGTGTTACGATTTCGGTCGATTTCAATATCATTGATGAAGTATTCCCCCATCTTCACCCATTCATAGGTTCCATCGACCAAAAGACCGATTTCAGGGTAAATCTTATCTAGCTTATTGAATGTCGTAATAATACTTGTAAAAGTAATCTTACCGCTACCCGCACACGTTCCGCCAGGCTTATAAGTATCGCCTTTGATGTAGCCATAATCAAAACTAGCTTCTTTGATGTCGCTCGATTGGTAGGTCCCAACTCTGATAGCAAGGGTACGGTTTTTAGCAAACATAGCTTCATTGAATTTCTGTCGTCTGAATATATCCATGTTTTACCTACCTTTCTATCAGATTGAATTTAGCACCTGACCACGGTTTGAATTTCTCAGTAAATGAATAGCTTGGAGCTGTTCTGTCTCCAACATAGAATGTTTTAGTTGTTTGTCCTGACATCGGATCAGGATAGGACACTGTGAAAAACTCAGGAGAAACAGCATTTAAAAGCTGACTCATTTCACCCTGAGTAAGCATACCCCATTCACAATCTAATTTACGTTTAACCGTGATACGGTCACGCACCATGTCTCCGTTTGCATTTCGACCAGTTTCTCCGTCGATGTCTTGGATACCGACCTGAAAAGATTTGGGAGGCTTAACAGCCACCCCATTGATTATCAATTGTGCCATTTTACCTCCCTTTAAATGTTAAGCAAGACTTGTCCTGCACGTTCCTGTTCTCGATTGATTTCTTGGATAGCTACACGTCCGAATTCGTGTCCGCCAATTTGAATAACGATGTCACCAGACGGTAATGGATAACTTGTAGGTGCATTGTTAGCAGGCATTCTTTCAGTCAATTTTTGAGCCAAGATAGAAATCCAACCTGTATTCCGTTCAAGAGGCATTACTGCTTCCTGACCAGCTTCTCCGACCCCGATAATGCTAGGGGAGTTAAATACACCACCTCGTGCATACCAGTCAACAGAGAATGATGGAATTCTTGGAGGCATCAAGCTAAAGCTACCAGATATATTAAAATGAGGAAGCTTGATTCTTGGTAAACTCCAATCAAAATTAAAGAAGCTTTTTAGTCTATCAATGCCATTTTTGACAATACTTTTAGCGTTTTCCATAGCATCATTAAACAGATTTCTAAACCAATTTGGAATTTCTTTCAAAGCGCTTTGAATGTCGTTCCATCTATCACTGAACCAAGAGCCGACATTTTCAAAAGTTGAATTCACGTTATCTCTACCAGATTGGAATTTCTCTCCAAGCCAAGTGTTCGCTTCGGAAAGTGCATCTTTTGATTCATTCCAACGGTCACCAAACCATGAACCTAACTTGCCAAATGCATTGCTAATTGTATCCCAACCTTGTTGGAATTTATCACCTAACCAAGTATTCACATCTGAAAGGGCATTGGTAACATCTGACCATCTATCGCCAAACCAAGAACCTAGATTACCGAAGATATTAGCGATAGCGTCCCATGCGCCTTGGAATGTATTAGCGAACCATTCTCCGATACCAGAGAAGATGTTAACAATCGCGTCCCAAGCTTCTTGGAATCTTTCACTAAACCATTGACCTATTGGTTCAAAGATTTCTTGTAGTTTCGTCCATAGCTTGCTGAAAAATTCGCCAATCGCTTGACAAATAACACTGATAAAATCACTTAGACCCTGCCACGCAGTTTTAGCAAACTCGACAACAGTATCCCAGTTTTGGTAGAGCAAGACACCAATAGCAATCAAAGCTGCAATAGCAGCAATGACTAAGGTTATCGGGCTGGTCAATACCGCAATAGCTCCATTGAGTGCCCATGTTGCAGCTGATGCGATTCCCGCTGCAACTGATTGAGCGATTTCTGCCGCTGTTGCAAGTCCCATTTGTGCTGCATTAGCAGCCCACGCTAGTCCTGATTTACCAAGTTCTAAAGCAGTTTTCCCTAACTCTACAATCAATTTACCTGAATTGACAACGAAATCTTTTGCATACATAGTATTCAAATACACGCTTTCTGCAAAAGATTTTATCTTATCAACTGTTAATCCTTTTACTGCACCAACTAAATTAGTGAAAGCTCCACTTAATTTACCGATTCCTGCTGCAAGACCACCAGCTTGCTCAGCCCAAGACAAGAATTTAATACCTTGCCAAGCTGTCGATAACAGACCGATTGCAGTGGCCATGGCTGAAACTATCTCTCGGTTATCCTTACACCAATCAGAAAAAGCAATGAAAGCATCGCTAACAGCTTTTACTGTATCAGCTAGAATTTTCAAAGCCTCTAAAATAGCTCCGCCTAGTACATCGACAACTCCACCAATGCTGATACCGAATGTATCGGCCAAGAACTCAGCAAAAGGTTGCATATTATCTCCCCAGACTTGTTTGAGGACATCAACCAGTCCCCCGAAAGCTTGATTTAAAGAATCAATTGCTGGACCGATATGATTTCTATATACATCTTCAAATCCATCAGAGAACCTTTGAAGTGCTGGAGTAACATTATTATCAAAACTATCTATAAAGACTGATACAATTTCAGAAATACCACTAGAAATAGTTTCTATAAATGGACTAACATGTTCATCATAAACACGGCTAAACGCATCGCCAAAACGGTTAACTGCTCGCTCTATTGTTTCAAACACTGGAGCAATTGCTTCCAAAGCTCCCTGTAAGGAGCTTGATAACTTAGGAGCGTTATCTGTCACAATTTGCTCTAAACCTTTGAATAAATCGCCACCAAGTTTGCTTCCAATCTCAACAACTGTTGAACCCAAACTCAAAAATGTTGACACAATAGCGCTACCGATACGAATCGCACCAGTTGAAGTAATGACATCGTAGAAAGCACTAGAAAGAGCCTGAGCGATATTTCCTACTGCCTCTGCAACGTTACCGATATTATCAAACAAAGCCACTAGCGCCCTGATAATGCGTTCTTTTTGCCTTCCAAGACCATTTGCAATACTTTCAGCAAGGAAAACACCGATACCCAAACCGATAGTGGCTATTGAGCCTACCACTTGCCCTAAAGCATAAGCAATTTTCTCAGCCATTCGGTTAAAGGCATTCACAACCCTTGGGTCAGTAGCTATTTCTCCTAGTGTCTTACCTATTTGTTCTAAAGCAATCTTGAGACGTTCTATACCTTCTGGTCTAAACGCTGCATCAAAACCTTTTTTGAAAAGGTCAAACAACCCTTTTAGTTTATCTCCAAGACCATCAAAGATGCTCTTGAACTGGTTGTCCATGTCGGTCAACTCGACTTCTGGTAAGATGTCTTTGAAAGGTGCGCCGCCGCCCCCTCCTTTTCCTTTCTTACCTTTGCCACCACCGCCGCCTTTACCTTTACCAGCACCTTCTCCGTCGTCAGGGTCGTCTTTTTTGTTTAAAAGGTTGATCTCGTCAAATCCCATTAAACCTAGTAATTCTTTAACAGCTTTCTTGGCTGATTTGGCAGTGTCGTCTAGGTTATCAGCAATACCGCCTGAAGCATCGTCTGCATCATCCATGGCATCTGCAAGGTCGCCTGCGCCACCTGCTGCATCTTTCAAAGCATCGCCAACGCCACTTGCTGCACTGGCTACACCGCTATCTTTAACGGTCGCTTTCTTGTTAAATAGTAAGGCAATGAACTCTGCTAATTTACCAGTGACATTCTTCAATACCATAGCAAAAGAGTTTAAGACTGGCATGATGGCATTGATAATCGGCAAGAAAGCATTACCGATATTAAGAGCTGAGTCTTTCAGCAATGATTTAAACAAGCTAATGCGCCCGTTTACTGATTGTGACAAGGTCGTGCCATACTTAGCCGTGGCTTGTTCCAGGATAGCCATTAAACGGATTTGTTGTTGTGTTTGGTAATCTAGCTGGTTCCAGCTTTGACCATTTGCAAAACGTTTAAAGGCTTCTGTGGACTGAATCATGGCCACATTGACGTTGATTCCTAAATCCTCTATCGCTTCCGTATTACCTAGCAAACCAGAGCGAATACGTTCCATAACATCGGTAATACTACGCCCTGAACCTTCAGCAACAACTGCGGATGTTTGCAACATTTTAGCAGTATAGGCGCTTAGTTTGTTGGTATCTTTAATAAATCCAGAAAATAGGTTTGAGTAGACCGCACCGTAGTTAGTAGCCTCACCCACCCCCATATTCATAGCGTTAGCGTTATCGTTAACCCATTTTAAGAAAGATTGTGAACTCTCGCCCATCTGTCGCTTGATTTGGTTCATAGATGCTGATACTTCAAGAGCCGTCTGCGCTGAATACATACCAACATCAAGCAATTTCTTACCAAGATAGGCAAACCCTGCAAACTTGGCTAGTTTACCAAACGCACTACCGATAGAGTTCGACTGTTCACGAACTTTTGCAGTGGAATTTTTCACTTGGTCAGATGTCCCTTTGACCTGGTTCTCGACTTCTTTCATCTTCTTTTTGAAAGGTGCTATCTCAGCATCAATCATGACTTTTAATTCATCAAGAGTTGCCATTTACTCCCTCCTTCCTTTTGCGGTTATGTCTTTCTGCAAATTCACGCATCCGTTCCTTATGCAACAAAAATGCTTGTCTCTGTCGTTCCTGTTCTACCGCTTGTTGTTCTTCTGCAAACAACTCAGGCGCATATTCCCAAAACTCAAAAACCTTGGCATCTTTGGATAACAATAAGGAAATATGGTTGGATATCATCTGCGAAAGTCTGTAAGAATCAATAATCTTCTCTTTACGCTCTTGTTTTTTGACACGGTTATAGCTTTCAATCATTTCTCTGATTTCAAGTACCGTTAAATCCCAAAAAACGAGAGGCTCCCCCCCGATGTCCAAAAACATAGGGTAAAGCCTCTCAACAATCTGCGTTACCGTTAAGATTACTCGACTACTGTCATTTTCTTCTTGGAAGTTTTCTTGCCCTTGCTTCCTCGTGGAGTAAAACCCGATACTTCAAATAGTGGCATTAAGACCTCTGTCATAAAGGTTGCTTGGTCTCCACCATTGTCCACGTATTCATCGTATAGATCATAGACATCATCAAGAGAATATCCATTCTCGTACTTTTGCAATGCTCCGTGAACTAACAACAACATAACTTTCAAAGGTGGCAAAGTGAATTCTTCGCCAGCCTCAGGCATGAAGATTTTCAATAGGTTCATACCAATTTTTTCTTCAACTTTTGTTGCTTGATGAGATGAAAGTCGTAGTTTCAACTCTTTCTCATCACTAATCTTCCAAATTGAGTAAGGTAACGCCATTTAATTAACCTCCAATTCCGTCTGTAAATTCAAGTTCAGACTGCAATGCAATTTTAAGAGTAAACTCAATGACAGAGTTCACACCACCACCACCAAGTTTGACAGATACTTGACCTTCGAATTTAACCTTGGTGTTGTCTGGGTATGTTTGTTCAAAGAAGAGCTTAGTTTTGTTGTCTGCTGCGTTACGCAAAATACGATAAGGAGCACTTTCTCCGTCATTTTTATAAGCGAATTTGTATTCTAGTTCCCCTGCATCGCCAATACCGAATTCGTATTTTTTAACCTTGTCTTCAAGGGTGGTATTTTCAACCTTTTCAGGTTCAATACCGAATTCAGGTACTTCCTTGAGTCCTGCAAGTTTGGTATAAGTTCCTTTAGCTGTCCCGTAAGAAAGCGTAATCCCGTTTGCTAACATGTATTAATTCTCCATTCTATATTGATAAACAAGTTCAGAGTCAAGGTCAACAATACCTTCAAATCTCATCAATTTATGCCTCAAATGAGAGGGGTCAGGAATATCTTGACTTTCAATCCTACGCAAACCTAATGAGGCAAAAATCTCATTGATTTTAACTGCTAGGTTGCTAGTGCTATCATTGTCAAAGATATCAACCTTATAGCGAATTGTTGTTTTTTGTTCTTTATCGTCGAACCAGTCGCCTGGCTTGTTTTGTTCTTCCAAAAAAATAACGACTGGGAAGTTCTCCCAATCGCTTGGATAAGTGTCGGTCACATTATCTGCAACCTTCTGCAACTCTTTATAAATAACTGGCTTAATATTGATCATCTTATCTGTTCTCTAATCTTTCTACTAACGTATTTTGAAATGTTGTTTGATATACGGTCGTGATTGTCTTTCAAAGCGGGGTACAAGTACGGTTGTGCAGGCTGTCCATAAATCTTGTAGAACTCTCCCATTTTTTGGAAGTGATAAGGCCCTACGTCAATCTGGTCTTCATGCACGAACCAAGGCGTGGAGCGATAAGACACGTTCACGTCAGGAGAAATCCCAGCGTGGCTAGCTAGTCCTTTTGGACCAGTTCCGAGCTCAACATATGGAGCATAGTGTAGATTTGTGTAAACCTCACCAAAAACTCGGTCCCCCTCAACTTTAACCCTTGCTTTGATACTGTTTCTTAGTTCGCCTTCATTCGATGGCGCTCTTAGTTTAGCATCTGCCTGGACAATGGTCTTAGAAGCATGCAAGACAGCTTGTCTAGTAATATCAGCAGCTTTTGTACCGTACAATTTACGGCACTTAGCGATGAGCCTATCTGCCCCTAGAAGCTCTGACACGTTCTACCTCCAAGACTTGATGTTGACTGTATACCTTTTTTGAGATAACCCGATGTGTGACTTCTGTCTCGCTATCGATACAGACACCATCTTTCACATTGATATCTGCATCTTTGCTCGCATTCGCATTCAGGATATCATTCAAGCGTTCACCATAGATTTCAGATTGTAGGTTACTACTCGCTGGCCACAATTCCAAGCGTACCCCTTCAACCTCGTCAGTGTATCCTTCTTTAGCAACTCCCTCATTCGTCACGGTCTTCTTGAACCGCTTCATAGGATATAGCTTCAGTCTACTCTTTTTCAAAAACATGACCTGCCACCCTTGCTAATCGATGCATCCGAATACGCTGTAAAACGCCCGTAGACAGTCCATTTTCTCCGTAGGTTACAGAGATACCACCTTCGCTTCTAGATTGCTCTCCTTCACTTCCTGAGCGATTGTAGAGCTCAATTACAAGTTCAGGGATAAGCCTTTCAAGTGCGGGTGTTAGATTGTCCCGATTAGTTTCTGATAAAATGATATTTTCTGCCCGTAAAATTAAAGACGAGAGGACTGCTTCGTCACTCTCGCCTGTCAACATTTTTAGTTTTCCAAGTTCCATAAGACCTCCTAATCTAAAGGAGTCGTCTCGTCTCCTTGTGCGTCGGTTTCTTCTTCGTCAATGATTTCAACCACATCTGCGATATCGACCGAGAACCCTTCTTTAAGATTGTGAGACAGTTCATCAAAGCGTTCTTCTGTCATCTCAAAGATATCATTCTCTTGTCGAACTACATTCGCTTGCAAATCATTGAACGCTTGCTTGACTCTGACTTTCATAGGTCAAACCTTATTTCTTGATTTCAGCAAGCACTACCTTAGAGTCGTCTGAAACGGCAACTGTGTAGAACTCGTCAATTGAGATTTCAGTAGAGCGTTTCAATGATTTACGATCCACTTCGACGTTTGGATCACGTTTAAGGTAAACAGTCAATGCTGGAGTGTCTTTTTCAGTTTCATCATCATGAGTAAGTTTGATGATTGGGCAAGTGTAAAATGCGCTAGTTGTATCGAGTGCAACCTTCTTAGTAGGGACGATGCGAGTGTTAGCGATTGAACCAATTTCACCAGTCATAACAACTTGGTTTGGATATTTATCTGCTGAGATAAAGTTAGGATCTTTACGCAATGTTGTGACTTGTTTTGGATTGACAAACATCACTTTTTCAGTATTGACTTCTTCTTCAAACAAATCAATAGCATCCACGATAACTTCATAGCTGATTGCTTTAGTTTTAGAGTCATGCTTGCGAGTGTTTGTTTTCAAAAGTGCTTCCAAAGCATCGCTATCAATTTTAGATGCAACTGATAGAGCAAGTTGATTTTCTGCGTTGCCTACTGGGTCACCATAGCCAGAGAGGATAGCTTCGTCTGTCAATTCAACGGCTTTCATAGCCTTCTTGATTGTAGCTTTTTTAGTAGATGTACCAAGGACTACTACACCAGCTTCTACACCTTCGTTCACATCTTCTGCATCACCGATGTATGTGTAAGATGGTACAGTGATTGTGTCTCCTGGCACACCTACAAGCGTACGGTCGATAGCTGCGAATGGAATTACTTGCAATTTCTTTGGTAGTTTAGCTGCAATCATATCTCCCATTACTTCGGGATTTACTAGGTTTGCAATTTTAGTTTGTGTCATGTTTTAAATTCTCCTTTTTAGTTAATTCAAAAATGAGTTATACAATTCAGGATTTGACTGCTTCAATGCAGCCTTTTCTGTATGGCTCATTTGGAAAAATTGAGCTCTTGAGAGCCCTGTTGATTGTTGTGGCGCAGTCTTGATAGGTGCGCTACCTTTCATTCGGTCAGATACACCTTTCTGGACTGCATCCTCCCACGTTTTCTGAATACTTGCGACCGATTCGGTCACGGCTTCAGCATTTGACAAATCAACCACAGCTACTAATTCAACTGGTAAGCCACGTTCACTTAACATTGCTTTAGCTTCTGCGGTCAATTCCTTACGAGCAATCGCCTGTTCACGATTAGCCAATTCTTGCTCACGCTGTTCTAACTGATATTTTTGTTTCTCGTCAGCGTTCATCTTGGCAAGTTTTTTAGCTTCGTTTTCCTTGGCCTCTTGCTCTGATTTCCACTTAGCAAACTTTTTATTGATGATTTCATCAACGTCTGCATCTGTGTACTTCTTCTCGTCTTGCGGTTGCTCCTCGATAGTAGGTTCTGCAGGCACCCCTTGAGCTTCAACCGGTTCGACTTCGACTGTTTGTGTTTCTTCGTTCATTACGAACCTCCTATTTTTAAAGTCGTCCCCGACTATATAAATCCATGGCTTTTTTTGTCATCAATGCTCGGACAATATAAAAACCGCATAGGTTATATACGGTTAGAAATGCGATATAGATAGCAGTCTATTCCTGCCAGTCAAGATGATGGATCACCTACTTTCTTTTCTTGAGCTCTTTGTTTAATTCTTTCATAAACAAAAAGATAAAAGATACCAGTGGTAGGAATACCAACCACCCCAGGGCAATCAACACCCACTCCCAAATAAACATGATTTACTCCTTTCTGAGCACGAAAAAAGCACTTAGATTTCTCTAGGTGCTTAATATTCATAGCCGATTTCTTTTTTCATTTCATCAAAGTCGCGTTTTATTTTTGAATTAATTACATATTCTTCAGCAAGTGGACCATATCCAATACCTTCTGGGGTTGCTAAAATAGCCTTGACGTCACTAACATCTTCTTCAGTGAAATCATCTGAAAAACTCATCCATTTGTAAAAAGAATCTAATAGAATTTCTACGACAAAACCTCGTCGGTTTACATCTACAAGAGCACACCGACCGTCTGTTAGTGTAACTAGAATGTTATTACGACTATCGTCTATTCCTATGATTTTATTCAACTCGAACAAATTTTTCACCCTCTTTCACGAAAACATCAATTCCATACGATTTCAACGCATTAATTTGATTGTTATTTGGTATTTTATTAGTGAAGTACATACTTGAGATATCCGCCAATCCAACATCCCCATGGAATTGAGCCTCGATATATCTGATTCCCAACGTTTTTGTTAACTCTTCAGGCGTTCTTGCGTTTTTATTTTTTAAAAGATCGACGTACTCTTGTAAATAATTTTTGTCAATACTTAAAAGATGAGGCGAATTAGGGTTATCCGCAACTAAATCCTTGTAGACAGCAGGGCCTAAACTATTGTTTATAGTAAACGTTGTTCTTGATAACATTTTATCTTTAGAAAAACGAACAATTACATCTCCATATTGAGAAACGCCACCCCGGCTTTTTGAATTGTGTAGAAAATCTTCATAAGGGTCTTTATTTCCGAAGTACCCATACTTTTCAAAGTTATGTTTCTTCAATCTTTTCCCTTGTAAACCAAAAAGTTGTTCACTTGCTTGACGGCGATACTTCAAATTTACAGTACCACCGCTTGTTCCAGTTTCAAATTGGTTCAAAATTCTAGTCGAATCTATCAACTTATCTATGTTTTCAGATTTGAAGCGCATAGATAATTCGCTGTTTTCTAAAACGTCTTTAATCTTATTGCTGGCCAACTCTATATCTTCAAAAGATAATTGCTTTTCTACGTAATCATTATACCACTTTCTAGCATAATGGTCAAAATTAGAAAGAGTTTTTTGCTTTAAATCTAACCCATTTGAAAACGAATCCATAAAAGCGTTCTTTTGTTCTTTTTCATCTTTCTCAACATACTTGCTATACCACTCTTTATAACTCATATCAGCAGGTACTAGCTCGGTCTTACCTGTTTCTGGATTTCTAGCCCTACGCTCTAGTTTGCTATAATCTGCATCCTCGTCATAAGCGATAGTAGTAGACCTACACCAAGGATGTAAAGGTGGATAGTTTACACCAGGAACAGCCTTGTCCGTATCATAAACCTTGTTGTCGTGTTCTTGGCAAATCTCAGACGTCCTTCTGTCCAAAACTGCCACAAATTTATACTTCGTGATTTCAGCATCTTCATAGCTAAGCAGTTCCATCTGGTTATGAAAGAACGCTGATTCGGTACGAACCAAGCGCCTAGCTTTATTCTGTCCAACCTCAAAACGTTCAGCGATTGCTTGAGATGTATCTCTTACGTTTCGGCCAGTCATAAGACTTACCAGGAGCTCGTCTTTCACGCTTGAAGCGAGTGCCCTAGTATTTGACCATATTCTGTCCGAATAGGCCTCTCCCGTCCACTTTAGACCTTGTAGACGTTTGATTTCTGTTTCAGGCAAGTCGGAGAAGCTATAAGCAAGTCCTGTTTGCTGCTGCAAGTCAAAGGTAGCCTTATAATAGCTATCTTTCATCAAATCACTGTAAAAGGCATCTGAGCCCTTCTTCTCAGAATGATAGATAGAACTACGCATAAGGTCTAAGTCGTTGCTTAAGCGCTCTAATCGCTTCATGCGATAAGCATAAGCTGGACTGTCTAAATCAGCCAGTAACCTTTGAATATTTGGGTCGTTCGGTCTAGCTTCGAGAACCTTACGAAGTTCATTCAGGTCCTTTTGGTCCTTCATGTTTTTTAATACATGACGAGCATCACGCTCACTCAAACCATAATCACGTTGAAACTTGTCAAAAATCTTGTTAATTTGCTTGTCTAAATAAGCTTTGGACTCTTTGTAGACTTTATCAAACTTGTCTGCTTGCTTCTCAGCCTTATCCATCTGCTCATAGATGAGATTAGCCTTCCTCTTGGTCCAATAGTCTTGGTTCTTCATCTGTCACCTCTTCGTCTGGCTTCGTGTTCGCCTGATTAAAGAATGGCACACGTTCCATGTTCTTTTCTTTCTCTTCCTCGAGGTCTTCCAATTCAGCATCAGGATCTTCAACGAATGGCAAGAGAGAAATGAGCTGACGAAGTGACACCTTGCCTTCAAGATTATTGATAACCTGTGACAATTCAAGTAAATTCTTAGGTAAGCCACGGCTAAACTGAGGTACTATCGAATTTGCGTCAAGTGCAATCTGTTGTAGACCTAAGTACTTAGCGAAGATACTGATACGCTGTCTAAGCCCACGTTTATAGTTGGACTCTTTGACTTTAGTAATCATTTCAAGCCCGAGCAACTTATACTCCATAGCTACGCCCGAACTGTTCCCAGCGAACTTTTCGTCCGTTAGGTTCGGTACGTGGCTAAAGGTGTAAATATCCTCTTTCAAGGCTTTGCGTAAGATTTCAGTAGCACTTTCGTCCAGCGTATTCTTCAAAAACTCAGCCTTTGCACTATCACTTGGCAACTCCAAAAGTCCTTCTTCATTGAGGATACTCATAGCTTTGTGGGTTTCTTCAGGCGTGTCTCCTAACTGAGCGCCATACAATACAAGGATAGACTCAATCGCTTGTTCTTTGTCGTTAACACGGTTACCCATCAAAGAATTATAAGCATCAATCAAGCTAATTTGTTGCTCATAATCGCCAATCGCAAAATTATTGTTCTTATACTCAATGATTGGTATTTGACCAAGGTGGTGTGGCTCTACATCAAGTTTTTTCACATACGACCCTGACGAATCACGCAAAACAATGTGATAATGCAAGTTCTGTGTAAAAACCTCTGCTTGGTATGTCTTAGTGTCTTTTGAATCGTCCTTAACCTCGTAGTAATAGACTGCAAACAACGGTCTGCGTTCAATGCTATCATCATATACGATAAAGGTATTCTCGACATCAAGACTAGCTGAGTCAAGCTCATTCAAGCCTTCTTTGACATAGATATATTCATAAGCACGCCCATAAATAGCCATGTTAAGAGTGTTCTGTGTGTCCACTTGGTCAACTTCTGCATTATCAAATGCAATCAGCAACGGCTCAAGGTCGCCATCGCCTGTATTGTTGTAGGTAATCGGGCTGCCTAGGAAGTAACCTGTGGCCGTGTCTGCAATATCCTTGGCGTGATTGGCTACTGTTTTAAAGTTTGGAGCGTTAGGATTGCGCCTTTTGTGTTCAAGAATAGAATGTTCTCCGATGTAGTACCGTTTTAATTTTTGCAAATCTTCTCGCTCATTTGCGTGTTTGCGGATCAGCTTATAAATCAATTCAGCCTTTAGATCTGTTTCATCGTATCCATCCCGTGGATAGGTTAAGTATTTATACATGTTCTCCCTTTCTACAAACCATAAAGAGACTTTCTCTTAACGGTTGCCTTTGGTTGTGTTTGTTTTGAGTAAATCGCATAGCGCAACGCATCCAATACGTCGTCGTTTTCCTTAATTGGCTCGCCTGTTTTCTCATTCCAGATATACTGGTATACCTCGTCTTTAAAACGACTAACCTTATCTGATACAACAAAAAAACGCCCGGTTTTCATGAACTTGGCGACTTCTTCAATTCCTGACAAGACCGCTTTGTTTGCGTTGAACGTCTTGATTTGTTCCCTTTGAAATCTTGCAACGTGTTCAGGTCGTGCGCTATCCGCCCAAAATGTGATGTTCCCATAACGTATTTTTATATCTTTAGCAACACCTACCCAGAAATCAATCTCTTCATGTTGGTGTGCGTGTTCCTCAACTAAGTAGATAGAGCCGTCTGCTGACTCTCCGATAACCACAATAGAACCGTAGTGTTCGTACCCCCAGTCGACACCAGCATAGAACTTGATTAAATCATCTGGAGCGTTATCGATATACATATCTTCTTTAAAATCACGATAGACTACACCCTCACCAGTTACCCACAAACCTAGAATATCTCGGTCGTAGAAAACACCCGCTGGCGTAGCATTCTTGATATTCTCACGGTATCTATCAGACATGAATGTATTATCATCTAACTTGAAATGAAAATCTATAATCATATCGTCCCCAGAGTTGATATAATCTCGTCTGAGCCAGTGAGTTGGGATATCTGGGTTACTATCCCAAACAATCCGTGCACCTTCTCCTGAGCAACGTGAGATGATTTCTTTAAAAACTTGTTCATTAGCTAGTGATGCCTCGTTTATGTAAGCTCCAAAAGCAGTGAAACCACGGGCACGTTTTAGTCCTGAAATCGAACCAGTATATACTTGAATAATTTTGACTCCGCAAAGAGTAAATGCACCATGTTTATCATATTTTGGTTCAATACCGAACATGTTATACAGTTCTTGAATGATATTGTTTTGTATCGATGTCGAAGATGTTCCAGCCAAGATATACATCGGCTCATCAATGTTTAACCTATCAGCTATCTCTCTCACTCGTGCGATCTCATTCATGAAAATCATATTGTTTAAAACGGTTTTACCTGAACGTTTCGCACCATGCAGACCACAAATAAAAAAATCATCTTTCAAAACTCGTCTAAGGACTTGCTCTTGTTTCGGAGTGAACTTATTCATCATCAAAAGCACCTCTTAAAGCTTTGGCAAATTCAATTAATTTGTCATCTTGTTCATCATCTACGCCAATTTGTGATTTAAGTTTTTCAATTCGCAATTTTTGCTCTTCAGTAATTAAACTTGAACGAGCTAACTCATCGTAGGCTTTAATCATATTCCTTAATTCAGCTTGAGTTCTCGCAATAGCGTTTAAAGCACTCGCTTGCTTATCCCAAGCGGTGTGGTATTCGTAACTAGTTACATCCGCTCCGTTACTCGATATCAAAGCAGTGAGATCTTCTTTATCAGATACGAACATTATCCTTTGAGAGTGTAATAAGTTCGCATAGGTTAACTGAATATTTTCCCAAAGAATATCAATCGGTTGTTTATCTGCCAATTGCTCATATATCTCATGCACTCCTTGTGGTAGATACTTCGCAAACAGACCGTGTTTGAGGGCGTTTTGCGAACCTTTAGGTGCTCCGTGACCAATTGCATTCTTATTTCCAATAGGTGCACCTCTTGGCTTTTTGGGTGCACCCTTTTTTGTACGTGTCCAATTATGTCTGCGTTGCCATGATTTTACAGTATTAATTGAGACATCATGCTTTGCAGCGATGTCTTTATACTTCATGCCTGATTCATAATCTTTACGTGCTAGTTCGCTTTTTTCCATACCCTCCTCCCTGCTTTGTTTATTTTGAAAATCAAAAAGCCACTCAATGAGTGGCTGTATGCGGTAAGTGGGTGCCTCCCCCACCAGAGCCTTATATAGCGCTACTTTATCTCTGCCCTACAGGTTAATCAGCCTAAATCTAATTACCGCCCTGTACCCCTATTGTGATAGCTACTCACAGAGATACAATTGGATCGACAGGACTCGAACCTGTGACATCATCCGTCTACCATATATCCATTAACCAGCGTGAGACTACCGCTTTAAGCGAGTGACTTTCGATAACTTATAGTTTATTATCTTGTCCACAAATATTCCTACTTGTATCACTCATGCACGATTGGTTAGACCAATCACTCCTTACATCGCAAACTACTAAGCCATTTTTCAATTAACGAAGACCCCGCTAAAAGTCTAAGCTGCTTTACTCTTTGACTTTACTCTCATCCTTGCGAGACTTGAGCAGGCAATCTAATTGCCGAAGTACACTTTCATTTGCGACGGGCGATGACTTTTGCTTTTTTGAATTTTTTCTATTTTAAATAGCATTACAATATAAAAATCATCTTTCATCTATCACAGACACGCATCGCCATGTGTTTCATTCTCTTTTGAAGAACAAAATGCACAGCGCCTGCTTGTTATCGATCGTTTTGCGGACAATCGACTTACCTTACATACTTTTGGGAGGCACCCGATTTTTGTAAGATATGGTATTAAGCTCTTGTTGCACCTCGAACAAAATACCTCATTCCTCTTATAGACTCGTCTCACAGCCAAACTGCCACGTTTGCATTTCCTCAACACCTTGTCGTTGGAATTTTTCTGCTTTAACTTCGCCTACCTATTCCAAAACCGAAATAGTTAAGATTGAATTGCTTAGAATGACCATTGCTGGCAGGAAGTTCGATAGATTAAAAAACATCCTTTTCCTGAGTTACCACAGATTATCTAGGCTAAGCCCTCAAAATGCAAGGCGACTGCAAAGCCCTGCGGAGAACTAATAGTATATTGTCTTTTTAAATTTATTTTTTGCAGTCATAAGGCGACGGCTGGAATCGAACCAGCGGAGCAAAAAGTTTGGAGAGCTTACCATTTTAAAATTAAAGAGTTTTTTAGATAACCTTTCGTCGCCGTAAAGGGCGTGATGCCTTTTTGTAAAATATATAGGATTCTATCAGCCTCTTGCTGACAATATCATAATATCACTTTAAAGTTTCACTTTAGTTCACTTTGTTCACATTTTTTGATAAGTTTCCAAAAGCCGACTTCCTAATTTTTTGAATGGCACCTCGGCTATATCTCAGCTTAGCCTCAACTTCGTTCCAGGTCATCCCATCGATGTAAAACAATCGCATTACGATGTTCTCCACCGGATCGTCTAGCGACTCGATAGCTTGAATGAGTTCTTCACGTTCTTTATACAGTGCTTGAATTTCCTGATAGAGTTGTTCTGATTTGTCGATGATCAGCACGTTTAATTCTTCAGACTGGTTTTTATTATTTTTTGATTTCGGCATATTATCAAATTGCTGTCCTCGTAAAATACCCGACTTCAAGCTGATGATTTCCTGGTGTTTTGACTTCACTTTGATATCAATATATTGCAAGGCCTTTAGTCGCTGCTTAATATTGATTGTCAAATTTCTACCTCATCTCCTATCTGTGTATTATTATATTTCTCTTCACTCACCACAAACACATTCCCACTTACCGTGATAGTAAATAGATTTCCGATTTTTCGTTTTTCTTCCACCTTGCCAGTAATCTGATATTTACTATCAGCGTGATAGACTAGCAATGGTTTCTGTGCTTCACGTTCCACGAATAATAGGCAAATAGTGATAATATACATTACAAATAAGAAGCGAATTAGTGTGTCTTTCATTACCTGGTTTCTCCTGTAATTTCATTCCGCTCCACTCTTAACTTAAAAGTCCTATCATCACCCATATGCGCTATTGTAATCTCTTCACCCCATTGACTTCTTGTGTATGGGTATCTGTTTGGTCGTTTCATTCTTCAACCTCCTCAATCTCAATCCCTGAGCAATCAAACACCCAGCCGAAGTTGGCTTCTTCTAGTTCTTTGCGGGTGAACTTAGTTTTAAATCGATACCACTCACCACACCAAAATATTTTTCCATCTTTTTCGCACAAGATTTGAGCATGGTTTTTGTGATTTCTCGCTTTTGGCATGGAAATGCGATACCGCTTTTCTTTCTCGACCTCGTAGCCGTCAAGCCATGCACGAGCGAAAGTGTTTTGTCGGTTTATTTCATTTTCACAAAGCCACAAATTCACTTTTTCTGGTGAGTTTTCTAACGCATAATGTAGAGTACGTACATAAAATTTTGAGATATCAATATAATCCGCTACAAACTGCGGGATTGTCACTTTCTGCGGTTCGTCTAGTTGTCTGACTAGACCTAAAACTAAATGCTTATCAATCTTTGGTCTGATAAAACCAGTATAATTTGGCATAGCTTCGATTTTCTCAATCAATTCTTGTTTATTCATCTTCCAACTCCTTTAACTGCTCTTCCATTTTCTTTTGTTGCTTCTTCAGGAACTCACGATGCGCAGTCCGTCCTTGTGCGAACTCGCCATTGCATTTTGTAGAATATTTCTCGATCTCTTCCTTAGTTTTCTCAATCGAGTGTTTTAATCCTTCAATTACTGTTTGTTTGCTATATTTCATAATCTAACCTGCTTGTTTTTCTAGCCAGTTAAAGAGCAAGCCGAATTGTTCCATCACCAGCTCATCATCATTGTATTGTTTGCAAATTTCTCCGATTGACGACACCGCCCATTGCCAGTAAGCATCTGTTCCAAATCCGACCTCTTGGCTTTTCTGATTGCTGCGTGCCATCCATTCCGGAATTTGTCTGCTAAAAAAATCAATGTAATCAATCTTCATTCCAACTCCTCAATCTTGATATAGATCCCGACTGTATCTGCCCAGAATTTCTCGGCAATCTCGCTGGCCACTTGGGCATCGTCTTTCCAGTATCCAAGTTTCGTCATGCAGTCCTTGAGTAATTTCTGCAAATTATCCGTATCCGGCTTTGTAGTCTTGTACTGGCCATCATAGCTTTTTTTGATACGAGGGAAACACCACTTGACTGTTAGTCGAATCGCTCCTTTAATTTTATTCGGAGGGACATGCTGCGCAAGCAAGCTCTCAAATTTCATCCTGGCATTTTTCAAATCAGCCGGCTCATAAAAGATTGGCTTTCCAAATTGGACGTTTACCTTTTTTTGCTGGTGAGTCGTAGTCGGAATTTTTTGCATTGGTAAAAAGAATTCAATAGACATTTTTATAAATGCACTTCCTTTCTTTTTTTATTTCGCGCTTAATCCATGTCAGGGGACATGGTTACAGGGTTACAAGGGGCGGATGCATAGCCCCCTTGTTCCTGTTCATGTCCCCATGGACCTTCAGGGACATTTTCCTAAATCTCTCCCTCCATAGGAGGAGAGATTCTGTCCCTGGTTTTGTCCCTCGGACATTTCGATAAAATATTCGATATGTCCCTCGTTTTTTACATTTTAGGGACATAAGGACAAATCGAATAATGTCCCTGTGTCCCTAAGGACAAATCGAATAATGTCCTTCGATATGTCTTTCGATGTGTCCTTCGATATGTCCTTGTCCCTATTCATCTATATTTGAGTTTTTCAGCACAATTTCCTTGTTTATAATTTCAAATTTTCCGTTGTTTTTTATCCACCTACGGACTGTTTTTTCACTCACTGGCTTCTCTTCAGTAGAGAAATAATCTACTAAACTTTCTAGAGTTACTGGTTCGATACCATCATTCAAAATTCCGATTGCAGTCTCAACTTTCTGAGCTTTATCCTCTTTGGTTTCTTTCTTATCGAAGTTTTTCTTCCACGGAGAATTTTTCCCGTTCACGTCATCCAATTGAATATCGGCCAGTACGCCCGTTTTATCAAGCGCGTGTACTGGATAGCTGAACCACATGTTCACTGGCTTGAACTTGGCAAACTCGCGAAGCGTACCTTCTACACGCCACGCAGTCGCTATCTGAATTTGTTTGCGTACTTCTTCGAGCTTGTCCACGTAGGGAGCTCGAACCATGACATCATCGATACCTTTTTCAAAGTGCGTTCTCATCTGCGCTGGACTCAATAGATCATCTAGTCCGACATTCTGTTGGTAATAAGCGTTGTTTCGTTCTTGCAAAGCCTGTTTATAAACTTCACACGCTGCTTGATTTAATCGCTGTGTCAGTAACTCTTCAGATACTTCTAGCTCGACTAAATCGATAAGTGCGTCAGGATCTCGAGCGAATACACCCGAACCACTAGCGCGGTCCATGGATTTCTTGCCACCTTGTGAGCCTTTTGAGTGGTGGTGACAGTAGATAACTGAACAACCCAGCTCTGTGGCCACCTTATCGAATTGATTGGTAAAGTGTGCCATCTGGTCCGCGCTGTTTTCATCACCCGTCAGAACCTTATAAATCGGGTCAATGATGACTGCGATGTAGTTCTTTTTCAAAGCGCGACGAATAAGCTTAGGTGCTAGTTTGTCCATAGGGACCGTTTTTCCGCGCAAGTTCCATATATCTATATTTTGGAGATTGTTCGGCTGAAGTCCCATTGCTTCGTACACGTCGCGGAACCTGTGGAGACATGACGCACGGTCTAGCTCAAGATTGACATATAGGACCTTGCCTTGTGTACAATTCCATTCAAGCCATTTTTTACCCTCAGCGATTGCGATTGACATTTCTATTAGACTAAACGATTTACCGGCTTTTGACGGCCCAGCGATCAGCATTTTGTGACCTTGACGAAGGACACCTTTAATCAATTCAGGAGCCAATTCTGGTAAATTATCCCACGAATCTGAAAGTGATTCAGGTTCGGGCAAATCATCGTTTAAATCCTCGATGTATTGATACCACTCATCCCAATCAGCCTTACCGATGTTCGTATCTACTAAGAATTGCTTTTGGCCATTGCGGATGAAACCTGGCATGCGTGATAGCCTGCTTGGGTTGCGGTTTTGAGTATCAACGACAATGCCGTTCTTTTGGCAAATCTTATAAAGATAATCAACACGATTACGATATTCTTCGTAATTCTTAGCATCTACTTTGACGATAGCGTGAAGTGATTTATTCCCACTGTGGACCAGGGCTACAATCGGCAATTCAAGTTCTTTGTAGATTGCATTTTGCTTGTCAATTGGCATACTGTCAGATTCAACCAGGGCATACCTGAAATCTGTCACGTTTTCGTTCTTGGCACCCTTGCCATCCATAGGATTGAATCGAACCCATGCGCCAGCTTCTTCGTGGTAATCGCCCAGGACTGCACCGATATCTCCATTGCATTTACTAAGAGCTTCAATCAATTGTCCAGCAGTACGGTCATAGGCACCTTTAGTTGGCAGCCATTTTTCAATCTCGCCCGTTTCGTCGTTAACTTTTGGATAACACTCAGTAACGTACCCAACATTTTCGCTAGCTTCAAAGAGCGTTTCAAGGTATTTGATAATTTCCTGAACCGGATTCCAAATGGTCGGCTCGTGGATTTCCTTTCCTTCAATCCAATCTTTATCAATGACACGATAATCACGATCGATTGTATCTGTCCAACCTAACTCATGAGCGTTCTCGCTATCATAGCCAGATTGCGACACCCAACCGTTTTCTTTTGCTAACTGGGTAATCGTGGCACCTGTTACAATAGTTCCTGCTTCTTCGTTGAAAGTATCCCATTTCTTGAAGCATTCGAATTTCTTGTACCGGCTATCATTTTGCGACCAATTATCCCAATCAGATGCTGTGTATCCTTCGTGTTTAAGAGCCATACCAATATTGACCCATGTTTGATAGTCTACCGTGGCAGGATTGATGTAATCCAGCAACGGCAATAAGTTAAAATCATTCTCTGCCACTGTTTTCTCCTTCATTAATTTGGCACATATTCAGCCGGTCGAACGCCTGCAGGTAATCTCCATCCATTAGCAGCAATGCGATCAATCATATTTCGAGCGTGGTCAAACTGCCACATGCCCACATCTTTGAAACCACGCCCCTCCAGGAAGCGAATCTGTTTTGGTGTAGTCAAGCCTTCAGATTGGCGTTTGTGCAATCTATCTAGCAAGAGGTTGGCTTTGCCTGCATTTCCTACCTCGTCAGTAAAGATGCCATATTTTTCAAGCGCTTTGATTTGTTTGTCGCTAGGAGGTGACATCTCCCATCCGAAGTTGGGCACATAGTTCGACAGATCTTCGGCATGGATAGACATTTCAAATTGCAATGGATCTACTAATTTGCGCTTACGTTTACGCATTTCTTCCAATTGTTTGGCCAAAGCTTCCTCACGTTGAGCGACTACATCTTCCGCTGCCTTAACTTCCATATCTTCAAGGTCAAGCATGACACCAGTTTGCTCTTCCATATTCTCAACCATTTTCTGAGCGACTTCTGGAGTCTCACAAATCAAGTGAGCTGGCCGGCATAACTCGTGGCGTTCAGTGTGCCAGAGGAAGTCTAGCAAAAGCAGTTCTTCTTTCCCTGGATGCAATCGAGTACCACGCCCAACCATCTGGCTATACAAGGCACGTACCTTAGTAGGTCTTAGCACGACCACGCAGTCTACTGACGGGCAGTCCCAACCTTCTGTTAGCAGCATAGAGTTGCAAAGAACGTTGTAACGGTCTTTCTCAAAGTCTTCCAGAATCTCTGCACGATCCTTAGACTCTCCATTTACTTCAGCAGCACGAAAACCTTTTGCGTTTAAGATGTCGCGGAACTTTTGCGATGTCTTGACCAAGGGTAAGAATACAACTGTCTTGCGATTTGCACATTGTTTGACCATTTCGTCTGCTATCTGTTCCAGGTATGGGTCTAGTGCTGTTCCAACATCACTCGCCTTGAAATCTCCCGCTGACATGCTGACATTGGATAAATCCAAGCTAAGCGGAATTGTTAGAGCTTTGATTTTAGATAGATATCCTTCTTGGATAGCTTGGACCAGTGAATATTCATAAGCTAAGCTATCGAAGTAAGAGCCAAGGTTTTTCATATCTCCACGATCTGGTGTGGCAGTCACTCCCAGTATATTCGATTGTTCAAAATAACCAAGAACACGTTGGTAGCCATCTGAAATAGCATGATGGGCTTCATCGACTACAATCGTATCAAACCAATCTGGAGGAAATTGACTAAGTCGTTTCTCTTTCTGCATGGTCTGAACTGAGCCGACAACTACTCGATACCATGAACCGATAGAGGTATTTTCAGCTTTTTCTAAGGCTGTGCCGAGCCCTGTCGCAGTCTTGAGCTTATCGCTTGCCTGTTCCAGTAATTCAGACCTATGAGCAAGGACAAGCACACGCTTGCCCTCTTTCACTTGGTCTTCAATGATTTTGGAAAAGACGATTGTCTTTCCACAACCTGTAGGTAATACTAAGAGCGTGCGCTTGCGACCTTTAGCCCATTCAGCCTGAACAGCTTCCCGTGCTTCCTGTTGATAAGGTCTTAATTGCATCCCTTACCTCCTAGAATTGCCCGGCTTGGTATCCAGCTTGTCCTTGTGGTTGTCCAAAGTTCTGCTGCGTTTGTTGGTAGCTAGGTTGTGGCGCTTGTCCTACTTGTTGATTCAATACTTTTGTATAATCAACATCTTCAGCATAGATCATACCTTTAACTTCGTTGTACTTGTTGCCATTGTACTCACGAACTCCGACCTTACATACGCCAGTTTTTCCTACGATAGCGTTCCAATCCATACGAAGTGGCTCACCTTTACGTTTTTGACCAATAGCACCAAAGAACGCTGATAACATACCTTCAGTTGAGCTATGCAAGAATAAGTTGTGGCGCAATTCTGTTTCGCCTTCATTTGCAACGATTTGGATGTGAACAGTTGCCTTGTTACATGCTGGCAATTTACCTGGGTTCTGTGGGTTTGGTGTGTGACGTCCACGATCATAGCTTTTAACTGTAAAATTGTATAGACCTTCAGGCAGCAAGGTGAATTCAGCATCTTTTTGGATAGTGTCATTCCAGTCGTATTCGCGGTCAAAGTTGTTAAATTGTTGTTGTGTCATGTTGTTTTTCCTCTAATTTCTAAAATTTTTATTGTATTTTGCTATAATTTCTAATTCCCAAAACTTACACGGTAAAGGGCAATTCGGGATCTGCTCGAACCTGATTTTGAATAACTTCCATAGTTGCCTGCCAGTGAGAGACAATCATATCCCAATAATCAGGCGGGAAGTTTTCAATCGGAGTTCCCAGTGGGAAGTGCCCACGGATGTAGGCGACTTTTTGAAGTTCTTCTTCTGTCACGTCATTCTGAGACATAAGGTCAGTCAAACTCTTTGGCAAGCTTGTGTGATATTGACCAGGTGCCTCTTGTGGTTCTCTAGGAGCTTTGTTTTGAGGCGCTTCGGATACCGTAGACATATCGAGAGGTAATTCCTCTTGGATTGGCTCTGGGGTTTGTGGTGCAGTTTGCTGAGGCTCCGGAGCAACTGTCTGAAGTTGTTCAACTTGTGGTTGTGACGCTTGTTGTTGGCTAGCAAAGATATGAGCGATTCCAGCATAGTTGAACGGCATTTCATCTGGTAAGCCGTGACGATTTTTGGCATCCCAAGCCGGTCGATGATTGGTATACATCACACGTTCACCGCCCTGGGCTTTCTTTTTACCGTTGTCAGTCGTCATGACTAAAGTTTTGTAGTTTGCAAACAGAACCATGTCTGCCCATTCTTTGACAAGCGGTGCCGTTTTAGAACCTGTCTTTTGGCCAAGTTTCAATTCGTAACGGTCATAGGACCCCATCTCGTCCGGCTGTTCAAATTTTTTAATCTGAGCGTGCGCAGTCAATACAACGTTGATGCCCATATCAACCAAATCAGATAAGACATTTAAAAAACGCCCCATTTCTTCCTGGACATAAGTATAGCCCTTGCCCCATCCGAAATCTTCAATCCCTTGTTTTCCATGTTGTGAGCATACGTGAGCTACTGCCAATTGTTCTGCCCAGTCGACTGTGTCAACAATGAGTGTTTTACATTCTGTTGGATTTGCCTTGATAAAAGCAATCTCATTGACTAACATGGTCCAGCTTGTCGGCTTGTCGAGTCGTGCCACATCCATGTTATCTGTCGAGCCTTCCGTGTCGATAAAGACTGGGTCTGGAAACTGACTCGCAAAGCTAGATTTTCCAATTCCTTCCGGTCCGTAGATAACTACCTTTTGAGCTCGTGCCCGTTTTCCTCTTGTAATATGCATGTTTAGTCATCCTCCAATTTGTCTTCAATAGCTTCAATCAGGGCTAAGATTTCTTTGAGACTTTTTTTTTTTTTGATCAATTCTTTTGGCTCACTTCCATCTAGCCCCTTGAGTTCATAAGTAGCTGTGACGATAATCGGTTCACATCTAAACGCATCGGCTAGTTTGCTAAAACATTCATCCTCTTTGAAGTTTTTTTCAGGGATAACAGCAGCATCTTTCACCGAATCTGAAAATCTAGCAGAGTATGCAAATGTGTGTTCGTTATTCTTATAATCAACTAGATATCTTCCATCTTCTTTGTTACGCAATGCAATAAATTTTTCTGTTTCTATCATTTTTGGTTCTCCTTTATTTTTTAAAATCCATTTTTCCATGTTTCGGGGATTTGTTTCGTCTTCGGTTTAACGCTATACCCGTCTTCAATCAGGATGCTACATTCGTCTCCTGTTGATACTCTGGTCGCAATTGCTTGCAAGCCTTCTTGCTCAAGCCATGCTCCGAATTCTTGAAGAGTCAACTGATCCATTTGCTCCAACTTGTCAATTAACACAAAACCGCATTCCGGCTTCAATTTACGCACGATTGCAGTCGCCACTTGTAATTGCTGACTACCTGACATGTTATCCCAACGTTGGCCAAGATAGAGCAATTCGCCATCATCCACTGACAAGCCCGGTAACGGTAGGTCTGCATTTGTGAGCAAGTCCGTCTTTTGCTTGCGGATGTCTGCAATTACATTATCAAGTTCCTTGTATTGCTCGCGATAGCCTTTGGCATCTTCTTCAGCTTTATCTTTGTCAAAATTAGCACGAACTTTACGATTGATTTCGTCAATCTCTGCGATGTTGTTTTCGATTTCTTCAGTAGATTCATCAATAAGGTCCATGGCATCTGTATTCGCGATAGCCAAGTCTTGAGCTAACTGACTTTCTTTTTCTTTGGCATCGGCCAGCAATTGTTCTAGCCTTTCTACTTCTGCAGTTGCTGAGTTGTGTTGGTTTTGGATAGATACCAAATTCTGACGCTTACGAGCGTTCTCTCCATTCTTAGCAAGAATTTCTTGCTGCTGCTGAATTAGTTCAGCAATCGAAACAAGCTCTTTTGGCGCATCTGGGTAGTAAGGTTGCTCCTTTGCAAACTTTTCTTTTTGGTCAGCAATCACACCAATCGCATGACGTTCGTCATATTTGGCTTTCTCTTGCATTTCAAGTTCAGCAAGTTGTGGACCGACTCCGATAATTTGTAGTAAGGTTTTCGCTTTTTCTTTGCTGGTCTGCTCCATGAATTTTGGCAAGTTGATAGCTAACTCTTCCACGAAGCTATCAAGTAGGTTCTGACCGGCTTTGTTACCACTTGGATCAATCACTTTGAGGGTGCTATTCTTTCCGCTACGTTCTACAATCAATCCGTTTGATAGTGTGATTTTTAAGCTAGGTGGGATTGTGCTGCCTTCGCGTTGTGCTTGGCTAGGTTTATATTTGTTGCCACCTAATGCCCAAGCAATCGCATCTAGTACGCTTGTTTTCCCCTGGTTGTTATTTCCGCCAACAATTGTCAAACCAGTTGATGACGGCTCTAATTTGACCGCTTTAACGCGCTTGACGTTTTCGATTTCTAGTTTATTGATTGTTACCATTTTACGCTCCTTGCTTTTGCTTCTTTGATAAACCTACAGGTGGTTGCACATCGTATGTGAATTGTTTATCTGAATTCCTTAAATTCATACGAGCGATTTCGCTTGCGATTAGTTGTCTGTTTTTCTTTTTAGATTCTGCTCGATCATCTAGCTCATTTACTAGTGCCCAGAGCAAAAAAAGCATTGTTGTTCCGAAATAGATATATTCAATCATTTTGTGTTTTCCTTTTCTTCATAGATTGCTACGATTTCTTCAAGATCTGCGATACGTTGGTTTGCTTGCTGATATTTTTCTTGAAGGTCTATCAATTCCCTGTTCGTATCCAACGCAACCAATCGCCAGTCGGTGTTGACTTCGATTTTGGTTGTGTTGAAAAACCATTTTGTGATTCTGTCTAGTAATTTCATACAACTGACCTCATTTTCTTACTTGTTTCCATTTCTTTTTTCCATTCTCGACTACCTCTGTATTGTAGGTATGCGTCAAACCCTTTAATTGTGACAAGTTGACCATCGTTTCTGAGATGTTTCTGTTGGCTAGGTAGCTTCTTCATCTCTCGTCTCATGTCTCCTGCTTGTCGCTTTGTGCATCCAAAGATGTGTTCTAATTCTTCATCGTTGGCCGAAACCTTTTCGATGATCACATCTTTTATTCTCACAACTTCAATTGCTTCCATATTCGCTCCTTTCGTGATATAATTAAATTGAAAATTTTAGTAAGTGCCCGACTTCTCGTCAGGTGCTTTTTTGTTTAGGAATTTTACTTTCCATCGCCCTGAGTTCAATCTCATGGCTAACTTGTTTTAATAGCTTCTCACACGCTATTTTAGCTTCTCTGTATGTTGTATTCTCTCTAATAAAGTAATCAGCGAGTTCTATGATTTTATCTTCCATTCAACCTCCTATATATCAGTCTTGAGACTGATGTGATTCCTCCTTGATTTGATATAATAACTTTCGACTAGGACCTCTCACCGTTTTAGTCAAAAAATCAATAGAAAGGAGAAGAACATGGATACAAAAATTTTTATGGAAGTTATTAACAAACACATTGATAAAAATTTTAACTTCAATAACGAGCTTATTGAATTTGTTATTAAGGAATTAAATGCGATGAATCTAAATATTAACAACGATCAAGCGCAACATATCGTTAACATAATAGAATATGTTTCTAAATCAACTTCCAAAAATACAGTCGTCACTATTACTAACTCACTGTTAGAGCTTGGTATTTTAAAGGGTGAATAGCTAAATTTCTAGCCGTAATCCCTGTGGCAATTTTATCTGAGTCAACCTTCAAAGTTGACTCTTTTTTTCCGCTATACGGATATCGGTTTGGTTTCATTGTTTGCTCCTTTCTAGTTTTTAGAAGTCTCTAATTCCAGCACTTCATAAAAATAGATCTTGGCAAAGTGTTTAGCGTTGTAATACTCAATGTATTCTCTAATTACTGCACCATATCTCCGATGACTTGGGATTATTAGTTCTATAATGAACTCGCTTAGGTCTCCATTTGGACGTTCCTTGAACATTTTTACTGTCGCTGTTTTCATATTGACTCCTTTTTATATGATTTAAAATCATATACTTGGTAAAAAATTAAACCCCTAAAAGGTCACTTGCAGTTGTTCCTAAAACTTCACACAACTTTAAAAGGTGTTGGGCTTTAATAGATGTAATGTCCTTTTCCCAAGCGTTGATAGTTTGAGTTCGGACTCCGACTAATTCTGCGAGTTGTGATTGAGTCATTTTATCATGTCTTGCTCGCAACTCTGCGATAGTAATTGTTGGTTGTGCCATTTACGACTCCTTTCTTTTTATGATTTTAAATCATGTATTTGATTTATGAGACCATTATATATG